TTTGAATTTGTCTGGCAATTGGTGTTAGGTTTATCATTTTATCTATTCAATTCTTTGAATCTCGCAATGATGGATGAAACGTTTCCTGGTATTCTGATTACCTCAGCTGATTTAAATGCCACCCTACCACGGATTCCATTCGCTTTTGCTATAATCCACCATAAACTCACATCCTCGTAGAATGAAAAAGCGATGTTTTCTATTCGTTCACCCTTCGTTGTGGTGTAAAGCTTGTCCGCGTTATCTAACGGTATATCAGGATAGTTTGTAGTCCCATAAACCCTCTTACCGTCCCTATCTATTTTGATTTTTGTGGTTCCGTATCTCTTCATATTAACCCAACCCAAAGTCTCCAAGAAGTTTTCTAGCGGCTTTGGTTCCAAAGGCAATCGTATCTTTTTTCGATTTATTCGGATCGTTAAACACGTTTGAGAACGCGGTTATCCTACCGGCCGATGTATCACCTGTTTTTAAAAATTGGAGTGCTTCACCTACTGGTGATTTCAAAGAGGTTTTATACTCTACCGATGGAACACTAGGTAGGTCATATAGCTGTTGTTCAGCACTCATAACCTTATCACCAATGTAGGCAAACGTGACGGATATCTGACAGTATTTCGGTAATTTAGCGAAATCTGTCTCCCAAGTAGTTTCATCCATGACGGTGACTGTTAAACCTGTTATCACACCGGGTGCTTCGTTGTACATCTCA